GAACGATTCAAAAGGGGTGGGCTGACTTACAAGGATATACAAATAAAGGGAAATATATAGCAGTAGAAATAAAAAAAGTAGGGGATAAATTAAGTAAAGAACAGATTGAAAGATTTACGGATGCTTGGAAATGTGAATGTTTAGTGTACATTTGTACTGAACAGGATGGAAAACCTGTTTTAATAGAATGGGGAAAAATGAAATTATAGCTGAATATTGGGATTCAAAAGAAGTTAATCAAGCATTTTCAAAGATGCAACCTGAAGAATTACAATATGATTTAAAAGCTGAAGTGTTTTTAGTTTTATGTGAGATGGAAGAACAAAAGTTGATAGGGATGTATGATAGAAATGAATTAAGATTTTATATTGTAAGAACAATGTTGAATATGATAAAGTCAGATAGAAGTACATTCTATAAAAATTATAGAAACTTTAGTGAGTTTATTGACACAGGCAGGGTAATAGAAAATGAATCATCTGACTTAGTTGATAGAATGGAGGTTAAATTAGAAGGTTTACATTGGTATCATAAAGAAATATTAACTTTATATGCTATTGATTTTAAAAAAAATGCAAAAGAATTAAGCCGTAAGACAGGCATACCTTATATGTCTATTATCAGAACACTTCATAAAACCAAAAAAGAGTTAAAACAAAACCTAAAAAAATGATTCAAATAATTTTAACTTCAATATGTGCATCAATTTTCTTTAATTATATTCACAACTTACATATTAAATGGAAAGTTAATTATAAGCCGTTCTCGTGCGTATCCTGTTTATCTGCATGGGTGGGATTATTACTTCTTTTTGCACCTGAATTAGTAGTAAATATTTTTAGCGTTATGTTTATATCAGGTGTCTGTTCTGCCATTTTAGAATATTATATGAATAAATTAATATATGGATAATATTGATAAAGAATATTTAGTAGAGCATATTAATAATTGGTACACAGTTCAAAATGGGTATATCAGAAATATTGAATTAGATGTACTAAAAAGATATGAAGCCATTTATAGAAAATATATAGATGGTAATTATATCTGTACTATTTGGTGTGGTGATTGCAAGATGCATATGATAAAATTTATATATAATTATTACGAAGCTAATGTCTAATATTATACATCCTACTGCAATAATTCACCCTAATGTAATTTTAGGTGATAATAATTATATTGGCGCTTATTGTATTATAGGTGACCCTGCGGAACATAAGAAATATTGGAAAGGTGAAATAGGAAAAGTTTGGATTGGTGATAATAATATTATTACAGGATTAGTAACAATAGATGCAGGAACAGAAGAAACAACAATGATAGCTCATAATTGTTTTATAATGAAGCACGCACACATTGGTCATGATTGTAGAATTTTATCTAATGTAACTATAAGTTGCGGTGCAAAGATTGGTGGTCATTCGGTTATTAATCAATATTCTAATATTGGGTTAAATGCCGTATTGCATCAATTTTCAATTATTGAAATGGGATGCATGATAGGAGCAAGTGCATTTTTTAAGGGGAATTCAAAACCATTTACAAAATATGCAGGAGTTCCTGCTAAAGAATTAGGGAAAAATTTACCACGATGAACGCAATAATATACTTGAATTATCAAAATGTGAATGTTGAAACACTTACTAATAATATAAAAAGAGCAGGTGAAAATACCAATTATATTAAATTTTTAATGAATGAAGAAGGTATAGCTAATGCAATTAATAAATGTTTAAGGCTATTAAATTTTGACATTATAGATTATGTTACCATAATGGGAAATGATATTATTGAACCTAATAATTGGCTGCAAATAAGAAATGATTTTATGCAAGATAAAACAATAGGTGTATGTTCAATTCCTTTAGATGAATGCGAACTTGACTCTTTAGATTTGATTGGAAATTTTACAATAAGTAAAGAAGTCATATTAAAAGTAGGTGCTTTTAATGAAGAATTAGACCCATACGGAGCAATAGATTTAGATTATTGCACACGAGTTAGAGCAGCAGGATTTAAAACTAACTATATACCATATACAAAAGCTATTCATATTGAACAAAATGGATTAGATGCTTATGGATATAATAAAGCTGAATCAGTTAAAAAAACTTGGGGATTGCATGAAAATAATGTAGTTAATTATTCTAATGGCAGCAAATCATATTATTTAGCATTATGAGAATTATAGCTTTTACAAGTAAGTCAAGTGGTGTTGGTTATCATAGAATATTGATGCCATTAGTTAATATGCAGAAAGATTATTTGATGGTAACTGATGTTATTAATGAAGAAATAATTGATAATAATTACGATATTGTAATTATAAATAGAATGGTTACAAATATTTCTGTTGAGCAATTAGAGAATTGGAAAAAAAAATATGGATTTAAATTAATTATTGATAATGATGACCATTGGATTTTACCACCTACGCATATTTTAGCAAGTGCTTATAGTATTTATAGTATTGGAGATGATATTAAATCTTTTATAAGAATTGCAGACCTTTGTACCTGTACTCATGAAAGATTAGCAAGTGAGATATATAAAATTAATAAAAATGTAGAGATACTTCCTAATGCTATTCCTTATGGTGAGGAGCAATTTCAAGATAATAAAAAAGAAAGTGATTTAGTTAGATTCTTTTGGTCAGGTTCAGGAACTCATGGAGCTGATTTAGAAATATTAAGATTCCCAATGAAAAGAATAAACTTTCCAATTAAAACTATAATAGCAGGATATAATGAATATGAAAAGCCTATATGGGATAAAATGATAGGCGCTTTTACAAATGGATTAAGATTAAACCCTACTATTTATAATTACAATGAGGTGACTAAATATATGGCTGCTTATACTGATAGTGATGTTAGTTTAATACCATTAGTTGATAATCATTTTAATTCAATGAAATCAAATTTAAAAATATTAGAAACAGCATCTAAACATAATCCTGCTATTGTTTCAAATGTTGACCCATATAAAAATATGCCTGTTTGTTATGTCAATAGTCAAAAGGATTGGTATTATTGGATACATTTACTAACCAATGATGAGGCGGCAAGAATTGAATATGGAGAGCAGTTATTTCAATACTGCAATACGCACTTTAATTTGCACGAGGTTAATAAACGAAGATTTGCTATTTATAATAAACTGATAGGTAATGCCAATATTTAAATGCTCAAACGGGAAATATAGAATAGGCTCAGGTTCTTGTATTTTTGATACAGAAGAAAAGGCACAAAGTGTATGGGCTGCTATAAGAGTTTCAATGGTAGATAGTTACAACGATTATCCAATGGCAGCAAGAAGTAATGCACAAAGGGCAATCAATATTAAAGAACAATATAATCGTGGATGTGGTACGCTTGTTGGTTGGGCGAGGGCTAATCAATTAGCTAAGGGAGAAAATATATCAAGGGATACTATTGCAAGAATGTCAAGTTTTGAAAGACATAGAGAAAATTCTAAGGGTAATCCAAAAGATGATTGTGGCGCTTTGATGTGGTTAGCTTGGGGTGGTGATGAAGGCGTGGCTTGGGCGCAAAGGAAACTTGAACAAATTGATAATGAAAAAGCACACTAAAATATATCTTAATTATTTTGGTTATGGCGGTGAAGATTTTATGCCCTGTGAGGTTTGCGGAAGTAGAGCAGTAGATATTCACCATATACATAGAAGGGGAATGGGGGGAAGCACAGATGCAGATAAGATTGAAAACTTGATGGCGGTTTGTAGGAATTGTCATATAGAATATGGGGATAAAAAACAATACATTAATTTATTAGAAGATACGCATAAACAAAAATTAGATGGCAAAAGTTAAAAATGATGCAAGAAAGGTTACCTTTGGTAAAAGGAAGCGAGGAAAAGAAAAAAAATCCTATAATAAAAATGATAGAAAAGAACGCAATTACAGAGGTCAAGGTCGTTAAGATTAGCGACATTAAATCAAACCCGAACAATCCAAGAGTAATCAAAGATGATAAGTTCAACAAATTAGTTAAAAGTATTAAAGACTTCCCTGAAATGTCTAATGTTAGACCTATTGTAGTCAATACAGATATGATTGTTTTAGGTGGCAATATGCGATTAAAAGCAATGAAAGAAGCGGGTTGGAAAGAAGTTCCTGTGCAAATAGTAAATTGGAATGAACAAAAACAAAAGGAATTTATAGTAAAAGACAATGTTGGATTTGGTGAATGGGATTGGGATGACCTTGCAAATAATTGGGATGCAGAAGAATTAACTGATTGGGGCTTAAATATACCTAATTTTGCAATTGGACACGAAATAAATTCTATGAATGAAAATGATTTAGATTTTACAGAGGAATTTAATCCAATTGGTGAATCAGCAGGTTTACAAAGAGTAGTATTTATTTTTAATAATGTAGAAGATGCTGAAAATTATTTAAAAAAATTAGATATAAATTATAAAAAATATAACAATGCATGGCAAGTAAACATGAATACCCAATTTACATAATTTCTAAGGGTCGTGCTTATAATCCGATGACTGCAAATATATTTAAAAAAGCCAATATTGATTTTTTAATAGCAGTTGAACCTCAGGAAGCAGATGAATATAAATTATCTATTGGGGAAAAATATGTTTTAATTTTACCATTTGCAAATTTAGGTTTAGGAAGTTACCCTGCAAGAAATTATTGTTGGGAACACGCAAAAAATTTAGGTTATAAATATCATTGGATTTTTGATGATAATATAAGAAATTTTAGAAAATGGATTAATGGTAAAAGATTAGTTATAGATAATATTAATGATGCACTGGTATATGTTGAAAAAAATACATATTATAATAATATTGATATTTTAGGCTTTGAGTACACTACTTTTTGTGTAAGAGCACCAAAACAACCTTTTAAAAAAAATGTTCATATATATAGTAGTTTATTAATAAATAATGCCATACCTTATAGATGGAGATTAAAATATAATGAAGATATAGATTTATGTTTACAAGTATTACATAATGGGGGAAGTACATTAAGTTGTGTATATTACTTAGTTGATAAAACATCTACAACAGCAAAAATGAAAGGGGGAAATCAAGATGAATTATATAAAGGAAATAATCCTGAAAAAAAATTATTAAAAGCTAAAATGATAGAAGCAGTATGGCCACAATATGCAAAAACTGTTATTAGATATGGAAGATTTCATCATTTTATAGATTGGAAAATATTTAAAAAAAAGTAATAAAAACAGAACAATAACAGAATGAGCAAAGAAGATTTAATACCATTTGTAAAAGGACAATCAGGAAACCCAAACGGACGTCCAAGAAAGTATGTAAGCCTACTAAAAGAGCAAGGGTATAAACTAAGCGAAATAAATGACACTATTCAGGTAATGATGTCAATGGATATGGAAGAACTAAATGCTGTTTATAAAAATCCAAAGGCTACTATAATGGAAAAGACTATTGCAAATGCTATGAATAAAAGTTTACAAAAAGGAAGTTTATACTCATTAGATACTTTAATGACAAGAGTATATGGTAAACCAAAAGAACAAATAGATATGAATAGTGATAATAAGATTGAAATAGTATTTGTTGAAGGCAAAACTATTCTATGAGAATTGAAATTGCAAAACCACATATTAATCAACAGGAAATATTAGACTGCAAAAAGCGGTTTATTGTTGTTATGTGTGGAAGGAGATTTGGCAAATCAGAATTAAGCCAAATATTATGCCTTAAAACTGCTTGTGATATATCTATTGAAGGGGGTGGTGCAGTTGCTTACATTACACCTACTTATAAATTAGCTAAAACATTTTTTGAGAAACTAACTAATGTTTTAATGTTTAGGAATAATTTAAGTAATTTAAAAATCTATTGTCCTAATGGAGGAACAATTGAATTTTTTACGGGTGAAAGATTAGATAATTTAAGAGGACGTAAATTCCATTTAGTTATTATTGATGAAGCAAGTTTTATACCCGACCTTGAAAATGGTTGGCTTTCATCTATTAGACCAACATTAACAGATTATCAAGGTAAAGCTGTATTTCTATCTACACCAAGAGGTAAGAATTATTTTTATAGCTTATTTATGAAGTCGGGAGAAAATGAATGGGAAGGTTTTAAATATACCACCTATGACAATCCTTATATTAATAAAAGAGAAATTCAGGATGCGAAACTACAATTACCTGCTGTGGTATTTGAGCAGGAGTATATGGCAAACCCTGCTGAGAATAGTGCTAACCCATTCGGGAACGAATTTATTCGCAGATGTATTAAACCAATGTCAGCTCAATCAATAGTATCTTTTGGAATTGATTTGGCAAAGTCTGTGGATTGGACTGTTATCATAGGGCTTGACAATGGCGGTAATGTGGCGTATTTTGACCGTTTCCAAATGGATTGGCATAATACCAAAGAAAACATTAAAAGACTGCCTAATGCGTCTATTTTAGCTGATAGTACAGGAGTTGGCGACCCTATATTAGAGGACTTATTAAGAGATGGGGTTAATATTGAAGGCTTAAAGTTTACAAGCCAATCCAAACAGCAGCTCATGGAAGGATTATCAACAGCTATACAACAAGGCAAAATAGGATTTCCTGAAGGGGTCATTAGTCAGGAGTTAGATATATTTGAATATCAATTTACGGCTAATGGGGTTAGGTATTCAGCGCCTAATGGATTCCATGATGATTGCGTAGTAGCATTGGCGTTAGCTTGGCAGAATTTTAATATTAAAAGGGGTTCAGGGCGTTATGCCTTTGCTTAATTAATCACAAAAGTTGCTTTATTGGGTAACTTTTACCACTTATCCATCTATTTTACCACTTATAATAAATAATGCATAATATGTATATAGTATGTCTATATGTTGTATATTTGTATAACAAAAGGGAATTAACCCAATTGCAAAAACCATTAATTATGAACACTTATCAAATTACAACAAAACAAGTAGTACACAATGGATGTTTATTTACTGAACTTTACAATGTGTCAGAATATGTAACTATTAAAATTAATCCAATGGGAGGAACTTTTACAAGTGGAGAACAAGAAATATTTGTAAAAGAAAAAACTGAATATTATATTAACCTTTTAAATTTTGTTCAAAATAATTATTAAAAAAAGATAGGGATGCGACTACTCTACGCATATTTTAAAACCAAATAAAAATTAAAAACTATGGGAACGAGAAGCACTTACAGAATTATTGAGCAGCACAAACAAACAGACTCAATAACAAGCAATGAGATTACATTAATTTACTGCCAATATGATGGTTACCCTGAAGGGCATCCATTAGAAACTGCTGAATGGCTATCTAAAGGATATGTAGTTAATGGATTAGGTCTTAAAGATGATACATTGGTATTTAATGGGGCAGGATGTTTAGCAGCTCAATTAATTGCTAAAATAAAAGATGGTCCAGGTAACGTTTATATTTATGGATTAAATAGTAGAAGCAAATGTTCTGAAGATTATTTGTATGATATTATAATTAAATCAGATAGAACTATTGAGTATGTAGGTTATCATAATGACCATTGCCAAACAGAATTTTTTAGAGGTACACCAAAAGAATTTGTTGGAAGTTTTATTAACCTAAAAGAAGCATAATATGAAAATTAAAGCATACACATTACATCAAGGTAACTGCATTACCTTATTACCTACAATAGAATATTGGGGGGCAATACGAGCAGTAAACTTTAAATGGTTATCATATTCATACACAATACAAATATACAAATGAAACAAAGACAATACAATATAGAAGCTGCTATCATATTAGTCATAGCATTTTTAATTACCGCTTACCTAGAAAACATATAATATGTCATACTCAACTTGCTGCGGAGCACATACCACAATACCCGAAATGGGAATATGTCCCGATTGCTTAGAACATTGCGATTGGGAAGAAGAAGATGAAGATGCGGAAGATGTTGAGGCTGAAAAAGAAGCGGATAACCAAATTGCTCAAACTAAAATAAACAAATATGAGAAATGATTATGAACTAAAACAAGCCATCTTAGATAAAATGGAGAACGAACTCCTAATAGAAAAAATAATGAAACTTGAAAAGAAAATAGGTGAACTTGAGGCTAAAATAAGATATGAACATTTAACAATTAAAACCCAAACCAATGAGAAAAGCCTTAGAATTAATTAAGTTCTTCTTTTTTTCAGTACCTTTATTTTTGATTATATATACAACTGCTATTATTTACTTCTTTATAAAAGATAGACAATGAAAACAGCAATGCAAGAATTAATTGAATACCTTAATGGAGATACATATGCAGGTATTTGTGATATTAGGGATAGAGCAGAAGAACTACTTGTAAAAGAAAAAGAGCAGATAATAGATGCTTATTTAAAAGGATATATACATTATTTGCCAAAAATTGATTCAAAAGAATACTACAACCAAACCTATAACCAAAACAAATAACCTATGAAAGATTTATTAGAGTTTAGAGAATGGGTAGAGCAGCAATGCAAGACAGGTCAACCTTTTACCTGTGCAGAAGTTTTAAATAAGATTGATGAAATATTAGAATATGATGAAGATATTGAAGAAATATATTTAACTTCGTGCTATGAAATGGAATAACCTCACCCTTTGGCAATACCAACAGATAATCCCAATAATGACCAAACCTGAAAAGGATTGGACTGAATTAGATATTGATGTCAAATTGCTATGCGTTATAACAGGACTAACCGAGTATCAGATAGATTCAATGAGTTTGGATGAACTTAAAACAATAAGGAAAGACTTAGACTTCTTGCAAACGCCAATTACAGGCGCACCTGTGGACTATATTGTTGTAAATGGTAAAAGATACAGGATTAACTACAACGTCAAAAATATGCCTTCTGCTCGTTATATAGAGAGCAAGGTATTTGCCAAGAACACAGTTGAGAATTTGCATAAGATAGCTGCTTCAATGGTAATACCACAAAAAAGGTCTTGGTTCGGTAAATGGGTAGATGACAAATATGACGCAAGTATGCACGAGGAATACTCAAAAGATATGCAAGAGGCGAATTTTATACACATATATTACTCCTTAGTTTTTTTTTATCAACTATACAGAAATTGGATAGAAGTTTCAAAGGATTATATGGAGATGGGACTATTGACGAAGATGAGCAAAGCGGAATCGGAAGTAGTGATGGGAACTTTATACGAATCTATGGATGGCATTATACCTGCAAACTTATTGCCGCCCAAGAAAATATTAGAGCTTCGGAAGTATTTGACCTTACCACATTAGAATTCCTTAATGCTATGGCTTATATGAAAGCTAAAAATTCATACGACAGAGAACAAAATAAGAAGTTGAGATAGGTTTATTGGTTACCCCTGCTTTAGAAGGCGGGGGTTTTTTGTGCGATATTCTAATCCAATTCAGCTATTTAAGATTATGAGTGAGGCAAAAGCACAGGCAAAAGCATTAAAAGATGGATACCTTAAAAGAATAGGGGAGGCAGTTGATGTCATTAATCCTGATGAGTTGCCTGTGGTAGAAAGAATGATGTATTTTTATGGTAAGGCTTTTAATGATGCAGTTCAATTTTATCTAAATAAATCAGGTTCAATAGCTTCAGGAAAAATAGGTGAGTTAGTTCCACCAAAAATTAAGAAGTTTGGGAACAATTATGAAATGTGGTTAGGATATGATAAAAAGAATCCTGCATCAGTTTATTATGATTATGTAAATAAGGGAGTTAGAGGCGTAGGCGGTGAAAATGCTAAACCTAAGAAAATAGGAAACACACCTTATGAATATAAGACACCATATCCAAATAAGAAAATGGCTATGTCTATTGAGAGGTGGTATAAATTAGGTAAGGCAAAGGTTAAGAATGAAAGTCAAAAATATAATTTAAAGGCAGGTCAATCTAAAAACAAAAGACTTAAAGATGTAAAACCCAAGCCATTAACATTATTACATATTTCTTATATGACAGCATCAGCCATTAAACGTGATGGTTTAAAGTCAACTTATTTCTTTTCAGATGCAATAAAGGAAATATTTGATAAGGATTTCTTTAAAACTATGGCAGTTGCGTTTGGGGGTGATATGCAATTACAAATAAGACAAACAGTAAATAAAATAAATAAAGATGGCAATAACAATAAATAGCTTTCCTGCAGATTACGCAAGTATGCACGATGACCTTTGGTTTGTAGCGAGTTCTACAAATAGTACAACTAATAATTTTAAATTTGTATATGATGTCTATGTAAATAGCGCACAGGTAAGTAGAAATAAAATATTTCCTGCACCAAGTGCTGAAGGTTATTATGGAGTATTTAACGCATCGCCTATAGTTCGTAGCTATGTAACTAATTATTTTGAGCCTTCAGGTTCAAGTGTTTTAGTAGCATCTAATGATAAAATAAAAGTTGACTATCAAGTAAGAATAGGTGAGGAAGTTAGTGGGGTAGTAATATCTAATTTAGCGAGTGGCAGTTATGCAGGTTATAATTATTATGCACCTTTATTTGGTGATATATTCACAGAGAATGGTGATATACCCTTAGTTCTTTCATCTTATTATGATGATTTATTAATTGAGAACTATACTGATGATTGGTTAAGTGATAGAGATAATTCAGATATTCCTATTGAATATGGAGACCAATATTTTATTTCATTCTTAAAGATAACAAGTGGTACTTATAAATTATGGGTGCAAACATTAAATGAAAGTAATGTAGTACAGACTTCTGTTAGTGGTGGATTAACTTTATCAGGGCAGTTTAATTTATTTAATTTTCAAGCAGGTTCAATAAATACTTGGGCGGGTAGCACTTTAATTACTGAGAATACTTATGCTTATAATGTTTATATCACAGTAGGCGCTGCCGTTACAAGAGTATTAAAATTTAGACAAGTATGCAATCCTAAATATAGGCAATATAATCTTCACTTCCTTAATAGGTTGGGCGGGTTTGATACTATGGCATTTAGATTAGTAAATAAAAGAAGGAGTGAGTTTCAACGTTCAAGTTATAGAAGAAACCCTTATCAATTAAGTGGTTCAAGTATGACTAACATAGATAGTTATAACAAATACAATGAAAGTACTTTCAATTTTGCTGTGCAACATACTGATTATTACAGCTTAACAAGTGATTGGGTTAATGACCAAGATTATGCTTGGTTGGCTCAATTAGTAGCATCTCCATTAGTTTATATGGAAGTTCAAGGTGCTTATTTTCCTGTAACAATAAGAAATACTAACTATCAATACAAGTATAAAATAACTGATGGTTTATTTAATTTTGATATGGAAGTAGAGGTAGGTAAATATTTAAACAGCCAATTTAGATAATGATAAAGACTGAAATTTATATTGAGGATAATAAGATTGACTTATTATTAGATATATCAACGCAATTTACTTATGCTATTGATGACGTTGCAGATTTTGGAACTAAGAATACTTCTTTTAGCAAAACAATCAGCATACCAAGTACATCAACAAATAATAAAATATTTGGATTTGTTTTTGATATGGCTAATGATAATGAGTACAATCCTGACTTAACGAATGTAAATTATAATTTCAATGCTTCTCAATCTGCCAAGTGCGTAATATTCATAGATAAGATTCAAATATTTAAAGGAGTAATTAGGATACTTGAAATAATAGTAACCAATGGAATAGCACAATATCAATGCGCAGTATTTGGTGAGTTGGGTGGTTTTATAACTGAATTAGGTAATAAAAGATTAGAAGATTTAGATTTCAGCGCATATAACCATACTTGGAATACTACAAACATTCAAGCAAGTTGGAATACTATAAATGGTTCAGGATATTATTACCCATTGATTGATTATGGCAATGTATCAACTATTAAAGATGATTTTAAAGTTAGTACATTTAGACCTGCATTGTATGCAAAAGAATATATAGATAAAATATTTGAAGGAACAAATTATACGTACACTTCTGATTTTATTAATACAGCATTTTTTAAGACATTAATTATACCAAATAATAGTCAGGGGATATTTGGTACAAATGACCAATTTATTTTAGGTACTATATCTACATCTACAAATATTTTAAATAGTAATACACCAACCGCACGAAATGTTGATTTACCTTTTAGCACTACGACTTTACTTAACTTTACTGAAAATGCGGGAAAAAGTATATTTACTTATACTTCAAGTACTAAATCTATTAGGGCATTGGCTACTATAACAGGTACATTTCAAACAGATGCAGCTTCTACAATTACAGCTTCATTATATATTAATGGCGTTGTAGTTCAACAGCAAGTAATAAATACTTTTTCAGCAAATAATCCTTTTACATTTACATTTGATTATACAGGAGAAATAAGCAATACTAATATTGTAAAGATTAATATTAGTGTTCCAATTACTGCAAATACATATATAGTAAATGTAACCTATGCTAACTTTTCTTTTAAGCAATTATCAGCGCAGTTAGCAACCGTTGCTTATAATGGTACTGTGGCAATAAATAACAATTTGCCTAAAGGGGTATTTCAAAAAGATTTCTTTTTAAGTATTTGTAAAATGTTTAATCTATATGTTTATGAAGATAATTTAAATGAAAAATTATTATATATAAAACCATTCATAGACTTTTATGATAATGGTAGTGAGAATTCATTGGATTGGTCAAATAAAATAGATACTTTACAAAGTATGTCTATTAAACCTATGAGCCAATTAAATGCAAGATATTATTCTTATAAATATGCTACTGATAATGATTATTATAATGATAACTATTTAAAAAAATATGGTATTGGTTATGGTGATAATATCTATGATACTAATTATGATTTTATAAAAGATACTGCATCTTCACAAATTATCTTTGCGCCTTCAGTATTAACATTACACACAGGAGAAGATAAATATCATACTGCCATATACAAATTATCTAATAATAATACCCAAGAGGATTCAATGGATAGTGTTATTAGAATTATGATGGCTAAAAAAATAACAGGAGTTAGTACATGGAAATTACAAGATGATGCAGGTGGAACAATATCAATATTAACTGCTTATGGTTATGCAGGGCATCTTAATGACCCAAATACGCCAACAATAGATATTAATTTTGGTGTTCCAAAAGAGTTACAATTTCCTGCAACTACATACCCAACAGATAATTTATTCAATACATATCATTTACCATATATCTTAGAAATTACAAATAAGAATAGTAAATTATTAACGTGCAGAGTTTATATGTCTGCAATAGATATATATAATTTAGATTTTAGTAAATATATATGGATTAATGGTGTGTTATATAGATTAAATAAGATAAACAATTACAATCCTTTAGAGTTTAATACTACTGAAGTAAATTTATTAAAAGTTATAAATACTAACTAATGGCAACAGAGAATGAGATAGTAGGTATTCAGTTTACAACTGATGCAAAACAAGCGACAGAGGATACTAAAAAATTAGGTGATGCGATTGAAGAAACAGGTGGTTCGGTAAAAAGTCTACGTGGTCAATTAAAAGAAGCTGTTGCTAATGTAGCAACTATGGCTGATAAATTTGGTGCTACTTCTGTTGAAGCTGTTAATGCAGCAAAAAAAGCTGCTGAACTTAAAGATAAAATAGGTGATGCTAAGGTAATGACAGATGCCTTTAATCCTGATGCTAAATTTAAGGCAGTTACTCAATCCTTGACAGGTGTGGCAGGTGGATTTGCTGCTGTACAGGGGGTGATGGGTTTATTTGGTACTGAAAGTAAGGATGTAGAAAAGGCTTTATTAAAAGTCAATTCAGCAATGGCATTGGCGCAAGGTTTAAACGCATTGGGTGATAGTATAGATAGCTTTAAGACATTAAATGTTCAAATACAAGCATCTTCTACATTCCAAAAATTAAATGCTACTGCTACTTCTATTGCAGCAACTGCTCAAAAGGCTTTTGGCGTTGCAGTAGAAACTACTTCAACAGGGTTTAAGGTTTTAAAAGGTGCAATTATTGCAACAGGTGTAGGAGCATTAGTAGTTTTATTAGGTTCAGTTATAGCAAACTTTGATGCTATTAAGAAATGGATAATGTCATCACCATTAGGAGCATTAGCTAAAGGAGTTGGTGAAGTAGTTGAAGCATTTACTGATTTTATAGGTGTAACAAGTGAAGCTAAAAGAAACTTAGATGAGATTTCTAAAGCTAATACAAGAGCAAATGAAGATATAGCTAATAGAATTAAAGTTTTAAAAGCACAGGGTGGTTCTGAAAAAGAGATTTATGACCTTAAAATTAAACAAACTGATAATGAATTAGAATCATTAAGAAATAAATTAAAAGTTAATGGTGAATTAACAGATGAAGAAACAAAGCAATTTAGAACATTACAAAATGATAAATCAGTTGCCGCAGCAGAATATAATAAAAAAACTACTGATGATACTGCAAAGGCAAATAAAGAGAAGAAAGATGCACAAGATAAACACAATGCAGAAATAAAAAAAATAGATGATGATGCAAAAAAGAAAATAGAAGAAGATACTAAAACAGCTAATAAAACTTTATTAGACCTTCAAAATGAAAAGGCATTAGCAGAAATTACAAGTGAAGAAGATAAGGCTAAAAAGAAATTAGAAATAGATAAAGATGCTAAGTTAGCTGAAATTGATGCCTTAAAAATTAATGATGAATTAAAAAAGAAATTAATAGATGCAGCTAATGAAGCTTATGATGCTGATTTAATTGAAGTAAATAAAAAACAAGTAGAGGCTAAAACTAAAAAAGATGAAGAAGAAGCCAAAACACAAAAAGAATTTCAAACTAAAATATCTGATATTAAGATTGCAGCTATTAAAGATGACAATGAAAGAGAGGAAGCTACAAGATTAGCTAAATTAAAAAAGCAATTATCTGATTTAGATGAAGATAAAGAGTTTATAAAATTATCACAAGAAGAACAAGCAAAGATAAAAAAAGATTTGATTGATACATCTGAAGCTGAGGGGCAAAAAAGTAAAAATGAAATTATTAAAAAAGGCTTGTTAGATGAGGTAGAACTTTTACAAGCACAGCAAAAAGGATTAACAAAAGATAGTGGTGCTTATTGGGATAATGTTCAAGCAATAGAAGATAAATCATATCAAGCTAAATTATTAGCTGCTAAAGACAATGCTAAAGAAATTGAAAAGATAGAAAAAGAACATTCTGCTAATAATATTGCTATTGAAACTGCTGAAAAAGAAGCAAAGAAAGCTATATTACTTGAAAAATTTAAAGCAGTTGAAAATTTTGGTAAAGATTTACAAACATTAGCAGGTAAAAATAGAGATTTAGCTATTGCAGGAGTTATAATTGAAAAAGCAGCAGCTATTGGGCAAGTGGTTGTGAATACTGTTGCAGCTACTGCAAAAGCAGTTGCCGCTTCACCTTTGACATTAGGTTTGCCTTGGTCAGCTTTAATTATTGCAGGTGGTATTGCTCAAACTGCGTTAATTATTAAATCAGGTATTGACCAAATTAACGCTATTAAAGATGCAGGAAAAAATTTACCAAGCGGCGGTTCTATTGGTGGTGGCGGAGGCGGTAGCGCACCTGATTTAAGTGGAGCAGGTGCAGGAGCAGTTCCTGATTTAGGCACAGGTGGCGCACCAAATACAGGTGGCGGTGGTGGAACAGGTGGTGGCGGTGGTGGAACAGGTGGTGGCGGTGGTGAAACAAGAGTATATGTTTTAGAAAGTGATATTTCAAATACCCAAGACAGAGTTAGAACAATAGAAAATAGAGCAAGTTTTAACTAAGCGATAAACAATAACAATTTAACTATTTATAATTATGAACTTAGAATTACCTATTTATATGCTTGACATTACAGATGATGTAAATGATGATGCTCAAGTGGATTTTATAGCATTAGTCGATAGACCTGCTATTCAAAAAAATTGGAATGCATTTAAACAAACACAATCCTTTGATATTGTTAATGAGGATAAAAGAATTATTAGCGGTGCTATTATGTTGGCTGATATTCCTATTTTCCGTAGTGATGCTACTTATGGGGATTACTATGTGGCTTTTACTAAGGAAACTATATTCAAAATTGCACAGAAGTTCTTTAAGAAAGGGTATCAAAGTAATGTGAATTTAATGCACGATAGTGGTCAAGTTGTAGAAGGTTTAACAATGTTTGAAAGTTTTATTACTGACAAAACACGAGGAATCCAACCAATGAAAGGCTTTGAAGATGTACCTGATGGAAGTTGGTTTGGTAGTTTTAAAGTTGATAATGAAGAAGTATGGAAAATGGTGAAAGATGGTTCAGTTAAGGGATTTTCAGTTGAAGGTTTATTTAATTATAAACCACAGCAAGTCACTAAAGCTGCATCATTAATGGATACCATTAAAAAAATATTATCAGAAGTTAAGTGATAAACAATGTATTTTTTAACTATATAAAATAAAAGTATGAACGCACAAGAGGCAATTTTAAAGATTAAAGCATTATTTGAAGATGCACCCGCACCTGAAGTTCCTGTTGCAGAGCCAATAGAAACAAAGGTTGAATTAATGGAGTATTCTTTAGCTGATGGTTCTAAAGTAGAAATTTCTGCATTAGAAGTTGGAGGTGAGGTTAAATTAGTTGATGGCACAATACCTGCAATGGGTGAGTATCAATTAATGGATGGAACAAGTTTCCAAATTGATGAAAATGGTATTATCGTAGAGGTTGCATCACCAAAAGAAGATGCTATGCCTGAAGAAGTAGCTGCTGAAAAAGATGTAAAATTAGATGAATTAGCATCAAAATTCAATCAGGTATTATCTTTAAATGAAGATTTACAAAATAAGGTTAATGAATTAGAAAGTAAGGTTAAACAGGGATTTGCACAAGTAGCTGAATTAATAGAAGCACTTTCAATCCAACCTAATGCTGACCCAATTCAAAAACCAAATAGCTTTTCTTCTTTCGTATCTACAAATGATATTAAAGAGCAAAGATTAAATAAATATAGAAACGCAATTTTAAACAAATAAAAATTAATAACAATGGCATTTGACATTTCAGCATTAAGCGCATACACAGAACAAAATGAAGCAGAATTAGTGACTTCATCTGTATTAGGTGCAAAAACTGCTTCTCTTATCAAGAGTGCAGGTAACGTAATGATTGGTGTGAAGTCATCAGAGACTATCAACATTATGGAAACCGATGCGGTATTCCAAGCAGGTGGAACTTGCGGATTTAACGCATCAGGTACAACAACTTTCACTCAAAGAACTGTGACTGTTGGAAAAATTAAAGTACAAGAGGCATTATGCCCTAAGTCTTTAGAAACAGCTTATTTACAAAAGGCATTACCAACAGGTAGCCAATATGATTCTATTCCTTTTGAGCAACAATATAGCGATAAAAAAGCTAAGACTATTGCTGCACAAGTAGAAACAGCGTTATGGCAAGGTGATACAGGAAGTGCTACTGCTAACCTAAACAAATTTGATGGTTTAGTTAAATTGATTGGTGCTGCTTCAGGTGTTGTAGCTTCTAACGTAAGTGGATATACAACAGGTGCTCCTATTGCTTCTGCAACAGGTATTACTGCTTCTAACGTAGTCGCTATTTTTGATGGCGTTTACAAAGCTATTGATGCTAAAGTTGTAGCTGCTGAAGATATGAGTATTTTCTGTGGTATGGATGTATTTAGAACTTACACTATTGCATTGAAAAATGCTAATATGTTCAACTATGCTTTTGATGGCAAAGCTGATAGTGAGTTTACATTACCCGGAACTGCAATTAAAGTAATCGCAGTAGCAGGATTGAATAGTACAAATAAGATTTATGCTTTAAGATTAAGCAATATGTTCTTAGGAACAGATTTGTTGAATGAAGAAGAAAAGTTTGAAATCTTTTTTGCAAAAGAAGCTGATAGCGTAAGATTCATGGCTGAATTCAAGATAGGAACAAATATTGCGTTCCCTGATGAAGTAGTTAAGTTTATCTTATCATAATATTAGGGGGTGTAAAATACCCCCATTTTTAAATTATTAAAATTAAACAAAATGGCGTGTGCATTAACACAAGGATATACTTTAGATTGTCGTGATAGTTTAGGCGGCGTCGTAGAGGTATATTTTACAGAAGCAGCAAACGTAACTGCATCAACTGAAGCAAGTGGTGTAATTACTGCTTTGACTAAGGCAACAGGTAAAAGATTTTGGAAATATGAATTAGTTAAAGATACATCAATGATGAATCAAACATTAACTTCTTCTGTTGCAAATGGTACAGTTTTTTATGCTCAAGAATTACAAATTGCATTAAATAAATTACAAACTAATACTCGTAATGAAATTTTATTATTGGCACAAAATTCTTTAGTGGCAGTTGTAAAAGATAGTAATGGAACGTATTGGTACTTAGGAAAAACGCGTGGAATTGATTTGACAGCGGGTACTGCGGGAACGGGTACTGCACAAGGAGATAGAAGCGGATTCTCTTTAACTTTCTCAGGCTCGGAGGCTGCATTAGCACCGAGTGTTGCACAAGCAGTTTATTCTGTATTGACAACAGCAGGAGTATAGGTTTTTCATAGGTTTATAGGTTTACCCCCATTCCTTAATTGGTTTGGGGGTTTTTTTATGTTGAAACATACACCATAAAGTGCCTTTTATGACACTAATGTTGGTAAAATGCGTCATTAATGACCATTTATGAATCATATATGAGCCGATTGTCAATCAATTACGGCTCAAAGTTGCCTTATCAGATAACTTTTATGATTGATAAAGTTTTCTATTAGAGAACTTTGTAACCAAATTGGTAACATAGTTAGGGTGCAATATGTAAAATATTGTAACAGAATTAGGGTATATATGTTACTGATTTATATAGACTTGTAACAAAATTTGTTAATTGTTGGTAGTCATACTACGCAAGTATTCACATTTTTAAACCTTTCACGGATTCGTGAACATTATAAAATCTTGTTGTACCTAAATTATAATATCCTGCATATAATTGTAGGATTGATACACTTATTCATACGATAATGTGTCATAAAAGTA